GGACATCGTCGTCTTCGACGAATCTGTAGCCTGCCCGCTCGAAGTCGTTGATGCGGTCAGCCACATCATTGACCCAACGCGGGGAATAGCCTGCACGGTGTTTCGTAGCCAGCTTGAGAGCTCTCTCTCCTAGCGGGATACGCTCTTGTCTCTTTTCCTTGGTTTCTCTGGGCATGATTCCTTACTCCCACTCGTAGTCTTTGAGGTACTCGTCCCGCGTGACCAGACCCTGCTTTATGAACTTGTCACACGCTTCCTTCGCTTCGGCTGGGAGATTGGAATATCCCCGCCCGTTTGCGCCGCCCGGCTTCCCTCCGCTGCCTTCAACGGGAGAGCCACTACGGGCTCGCGGGTTCTCGAATTTATCCGCAAACCTTTTCCGGACCTCGGCCGTCACCGCCTTGAGGTTTTCATCGAGGGTCAAGCCAGGCCTCTCCTTCTGAAGCTGGCCGTGGTAGGCGATCGCAAAATTCGCCATAGCCTCGTCCGTCTTAAACCAATTATTCTCGGGTGCATCGACCCAGTCCGTAACCTCTGGCTCGATCACCTCGGTTGTCGTCCCTGGTGCCTGGCGCCTGGGCGCCGGCGCTGCAAAGGTCTTGGAGAGATCCTTAATCTCCTGGCCGACTTCGTCGAAGGCCTCCGTGTCGCCGACCTCAACCGCAGCTCTCTGCTTTGCTTCCAAATCTTTTACAGCGCGCGCGTAGGCCCGCCGGTCGGACTGTGATGCCCAACCCTTGAACTGTTCGATCGTGTCACGCACCTCAACCAGCTCTGCTTCCTGGGACGCGATCTTGCCATCCTGCTTGCGTAGTCGTTCGCGCAGGATCGGCATCTCGTTCTCACCGCGCTCAATGAAGTCTTTCGCGCTGCGCCAGTTGTCTGGGTCCCCGCCATATTCGTCCTTGGGGATCCAGCCCATGCGGCGTGCCCTGGCGACATCCTCGTCGCCGTCAACATGCTCGCTCGTAACAGCGGCGTCTGGTTCAATGACCGTCGCTTCTGCTTCTTCTGCCATATTCCTACTCCCTCACCGCGACGATTTCCTTGTCGTTGAACAGCCGATATGTTTTGCCATCAGCCGTGTCCTTTTCCTCGATCAGGAACCCGGCATACTTAGGAAAGATGACCTGGCTACCGATGATCGGTGCGTCACCCCAATCCTCGAAGGCCAGCGATCCGGCAGCGACCAAGACACCACGGCCTTGAGCCATCGCCTGGCGGTCCTGGTACTCGTCGGTCAGGTGAACCTTGCCGATCATCTTCGGCACGTCTTCCGGCTTGACAAGCACCTTGTACTCAACCGGCCGGAGTCCGCTCATATTCTTCATTGCTTTGCTTCCTTGTCTAAATACGCTGCCTTGTAGAGCCACTTGTCGAACTCTTCGGTGAACCACTTTTTCACTTGCGCGCGGTGCGAAGCGTCAAAGTCATCCGTTATCTCAAGTTCAATCTTGCGGCTGTTCACCACCAGCCGGAATGACGGCTGCGGCTTCGTCAGCTTCGGATTCCTCGGCATGGTAAAAGCCCTCTATTTCCTTAAACTCAAGATCTATCAGATCCCCGAATAGCTGCGCGCGGGCCTGCTCACGCATGGTCAATTCCTGGCCGTCAGCCCATGTCTCCTGCAAGTCCCGGCGGCAGTCCCGGTAATACTGGAGCACCCGCTCCGTTACTGGGTGGCGCCGCCATGCTTGGTACGCTTCCTCCGACAGTTCCGCCATTAACGCGCCTTTCACTCAATTCCTTTTGCGTTAGCTTCAGACTCTCCAGCAACATCGTCAGTTCCTGCTTGTAGAAGTTTAGCTGTGGGCCGGCCTCTTCAGCCTCGGCCTTTGCCAGCTTTAGAATCACGTCTGCCTGTAGCTGCGCGACCTTGGCCGAGCGCTCGTCGATCTGCGACTGCGCCAGCTCACCTTCGATGCGGAGTTTTTCCTCGGTGATCTTGAGTTCGCGTTTTTTCATCTCCAGCTCGGGCGGCGGCCCAGGAGGTTGCTTGCTCATCAACTCTTCCTGATCCTCGATGTTCGCCGCGTCCAACATTCGCTTGATGATGGCGACTGAATCGAACGCTGGGTTGCCGATGAACCCTGACAGGAACTCGGCCCGGCCAAGCCTCTGCATGTCCGTGACCATTGACGGGTCTGACACTGGCTTAACGTCGAGGGAGCCCTGCTCATAGTCTTGTCGCGCGATCGCGCGCTGGTCATCGAGGACGGTGTAGTAGGCGTCTTGCTCCAGGAACTGGCTGTTGAGCGCGTAGAGCTTCTTCAGCTCGTTCTTGAGCGATCGGTGGATCCGCTTGTAGATCGCCGAGAAGACCTTCATGCCCTGCTCGATCAAGGCCAGCGTCGTCGTCGGAGATGCGTTTTTGCCGGGTGACTCGCCGACCATGATGTCCTTCACGGCCGTGATGTCCTTGGCTGACTCGATCAAGGTGCCGAGCAATTGAAACAGCACTACGCTCGGGCCGCTATGGTCGATCTTGACCACGTTCTCGCGCACCGTGCCGCCGGTCATTTTGACGCGCTTGTACTCGCCTGGCCCCAGTCGAACCGAGCCCGCCTTCATCCGCAGGCCGCCACCGATGAACCCGCCGCCGGTGTTCTGAAGGTGCCCGCTGTCGAGCATTTGGTTGATGGCGGTATTGATGGCCTCGTTAAGCGGGCCGACCAGTGTGCCGAAACCTAGGTCGTAGAACGAACCGTCCGGCGCCGGGATGAAACCATATTTTGTGTAATACTCCGTGGCCGGTCGGATCTTCGCGACCTCGCCCTCGGCATTCAACGTCACGCTCTTGGCATCGTAGTTCGCCACCATGCGGACGACCTGGCTTGTGTTCCGGTGGACCGTGACGATGTACGGCTCGGCGTAGCCGTCCTCATCCAGGTCTTCCCAGCGGTGTTGCTCCAGGAACTCGTGCGGCGCCTGCTCGTCGGTCGTATTCGGCGGCAGGCCGACCGACACGTCGCGGAAGGTGCCCGTGCGGACGCGCTCGATGAACTGGTTGGGCTGGAGCGTGAAGATTTCGGTCTTGCGAGACGCCGTCTCGAGCGTCTCGGTGTCGTAGTGGACGACAAAATTCTTGGGCGAGATCAGCTTCGAGACGTTGCGGCCTTTGTGGCCGTCGAACCACGTCTTGCGGAAGTAGCTTCCAATGATCGGTAGCGCGTGCAGCAAGCGGTCGGTGTCGGCTTCCCACTCTTCCATCTCGTCGAGGAGCTGGTAGCTCATGTGCTCGGAAATGCGTTTCGACCGCGCCTTTTTCTTGCCGTCCTTGTCCTCGCCAACGATCTGGCATTTGACAACATTCCGCGCCGGCACGATGGCCGGATATGCGCGCGCGGCGAACTGGATCGCCGCAGTGGTAACCAGCGGGTATTTGACGTTGGCCGCGCCGGCCCACGGATAGTTCTTCGGCTCAACGAGCTGGAGAGCCATCCCTAGAGCTGTATCGAGGCGCGTCTCCCATTCGGCGCGGCTCGCCAGATCCATCTCAAAGTCGCGTTTGACGTGGCCGCCGACCTGGCTGATCTGGGAGTCATCGATCAGGTCAGCGATGTTGGGCACCGTACCCTCTTCGTCCGGCATAAACGACCGGAGCAGCTCTATGCCCTTTAGCTTTTCATCGCCTTCATCTTCCTGGTCAAGCTCTTCATCCGGCGCGTCTTGGTAGCCGGCCGCAGGGCCGCCGACGGTTGGATCCTGGTACGTTGGTGTGCCGTCAATAGCCACCGACTGCGCTCCTCGTCATTTCATCCGCATCAAAGTCGTCGTCATCAAAATCATCCTCTTCAAATTTCTCTCCCATCACGACCCGCTCGCCTTCGCCGGCGCCGAGAGCCATGTACTCACAGGCTTCCACCGGATGCGAAAACTGGTTTTTGTCAGGCACGTCGCGATAGCGCTCCTGACCAGAGATTTGCAGCCGCCGGTAGTTGTAGCCGCCGGCCAGACCTTTGCGGACGTACTTGCACGTTGGTGAAACCACCAAGCCCGGCTCACCATCTATCATGCGGCCCATCGGAAGCGCCAGCGCCTCATGCCGGATCACCGGATCGTTTGAAGGCGCCGGGTAGGCGTCGATGCCACGAGCGCGCAGGATGTCGAACGGCGTGGTCTCGTCGCTCTGCGCGCGGGTGTCGCCGCTCGGGTCACCCCAGAACTCAAAATCAAGGTCGCGGTACTTCCTGCCACGGATCACCGGGTTGAGCACCTCTGAAAATTTCACCGCACCCATATCGTTCGCCACCACTTCGTCGATGATACGCCACTGGCCCATCGCAGTGCGCTGCCCAAACACGGCCGCCGGCGTCAAACCGAAGTCGATGCCGACGAAGACAGGCAGACCCGGCAGCGGCTCCAAAGGCGCGGCAGCACAGTGGACGTGATCCACATATTCCGGGTAGACCGGCTTGCCGTCAGACACGAAGCCATATTGATTGCAGTAGTAGACCAAAATGTATTCCCGGCTTTTACCCTCGGCGCGCGTCGTGTAGTAATCCTTCTCGATGTGTTCGAGGTTCTCGGCGTTGGGGTTCGTCTCCCACTTGCCGTCCACCTCGACCAGACCAGGCGGCTGTGTGTAGAAGCTCCAGCCTTTTGGGCGCTTATCCTCGGCGAGCCTGTACCACCAGTGGTCGTCATCAGGCGCGTTGGTGTCCATGAACAAACCGCGCCAGGTGCATCCGCCTTCTTGCACCGAAGGGAAGCGACCTGTGCGGTCAGCCAGCGCGTCTACGATCGACTTGGGCACCTCGCGTGCCTCGTTGATCCAGGCGCCGGTCACCTCCAGAGATAGAACTTTCTTCGCATCGTCTGGCCGGTCGAGAGCGCGGAACATAACTTCCATGTCGAGCGTGGTGCCGTCGCCGACGGGCAGCTTGACGTGGTGCGTCATGTCGCCGCGCGCGAATTTGCCGACCCAGTCCTCGCGGAACCAGTCGAGCCACGTCTTCAGCGTGGTGTCGGCGAGCTCACGGTATGTGTTCCTGACCACCGCCCACCTGGTGCGCCTGACGCCTTCGCGATCCGGCTTCTGGGCATTGGCGCGATGCCAAAGCTCCCAGCACATGCCGGTAGACTTGCCGCTGGCATACGGGCCACGCACGCCACGGACAAAGTCGTCCGAGGTGTGAAACCGGCTAAGTGTTTGGCTGGCGTAATAGTCACGGCCCAGCCGAATCTTCTTTGCCACGCTTGTCCTCAATCTGTTGGATGAACATGCCGAACCTAACCTCGGTGTTATCTCCGGCGGCGTGTTCAGTGACCGATGTTTCTTTGAAGCCCATGCGCGTCTTCGCCCAGAAGATCATGGCGGTTGTGTCACCGCTCAACGCCTTCTTGAAAAGAGTGGCACCAATTTGAGCGTTGGCCTCGATCATGCCGAGATCCAGCTCATCGCGGAAATATTTGTGGAGCGTCATCAGCCCGATGCCCTTCGGTCGGCCGATCGTTTTCCTGATATCATCCTGCGGGATC